GGCCCTGGTGCTGCTGGTGCGGCTGGACCCGGTGGCGCTGGCGTACGCCGCTTCGATCCTCCAGGCGTCCGGGTGGTGGTCCCAGTGGTGAGCGCCACGGTGGTGCGTGGTGCCCCGTCGTCGGCCGCGTCGGCGGTGGGCCCGGACGTGGACCGTTTCGCACCGGCCTGCCCCGAGGGCCCGCACCACCACCGAGCTGGGCCCCGGACCAACGGGCTGGAGTGCCCCTACGAGCTGGCCGGTGGCCGGTGGGTGCTGGACCCCCGCACCCGCATCCAGGTGTGGGTGTGGGATGACTAGGCCCGTGCGACGCAGGCCGTGGCGTGCCATCGCATACGTCTGTGACTGGACGGCCCCGCTAGGCCGCAAACGGGTTGTGGCGGGACGGGTGGCCGCAACCACGCCGGAGGGGTTGAGCCGGTGGGTGGCCGAGCACCGACGGCTGGGCCATGCCGTGGACGTGTTTGTAGTCAAGCCGATTGAGGGGCTGGGCGATGAGTGAGGACGCCTTGTTTGGCCTGCCCGAGCGGCCGCCACCGCCTGCCCACACCCCCGTGCGGCTGGCTGATGCTGGGATTGCTGTGGAAGCGTCCGAGCTGGCCGAGGCCGTGGACACCACCCTGCGCCAACTCCTGGACGATGGGCACCTGGACCCCAAGCGCGACGCGGCCCGCATCGCGCTGGCCAAGTCTCTGGCGTCAGTGATCGCACACAAGGAACGCACCGGCCGGGCATCCACCGTCGGGCAGGACGCCAAGGTGCTGCTGGACCTGCTGGACGGCATGGTGCCCACCGAGGCCGCCACGTCGGCTGACGCCGCACTCCAGCGCGCCATGGCCGCGTGGTCGGATGCCGTCGGCCTGCCCATCCCCGGGAGCGAATCGTGAGACTGGTCCTGCGCGTGCTCGGGCGTGAGCTGCTGGAGCTGTCCACCGACGCGGCCCCCGACACCGAGCCGGGGGATTGCACCACCACCCCCGTGGGTTTCGGCCCGGTCCAGGTGCCGGTCCAACGCTGGCAGCCGGGGGACGAGCTGTGATCGAGCTGGAGGGGGCCCCGGCCCCCAAGTTCGCCACCGTCCGGGACGCCGACGCGCCGAGCATGGGTGCCCTTCAGGCACGGTTTGCTGAGGTGTGGCTGGGCCACCAGCTCATGCCCTGGCAGCGATACGTGGCCGAGACCGGGGGGGAGTTGCACTACGACCCCGACACCGGCCAGTGGCGGCCGCGCTACCCCCTCGTGGTGGTCACCGTGCCCCGGCAGGCTGGCAAGAGCCACCTGGCCATGGCCCAGGTCGGGGAGCGCATGCTGTCCGTGCCGGGGTTCCGGGCGTGGTACACAGCCCAGACGGGTGGGGACGCCCGGGATCAGTTCCTCAAATTCGCTGACGAGACCCTGGAGGGCACCCCGTTGGCCGCTGTCATGCGCACCCTGCGGGGCAACGGCCACGAGGTGATGAAAGCGCCGAACGGGTCCACCCTGCGGCCGCACCCACCGACGGAAGCGGCCATGCATGGCAAGCAATCCGACCGCTCGGACATCGACGAGGGGTGGGCGTTCCCTGACTTCCACGGCCAGCAGCTCCTCCAGGCCATCGCACCTACCCAGCTCACCCGGCCCATGGCCCAAGTGTGGGTGTGGTCGGCCGGGGGCACGGCCGCGTCCACGTGGCTGGCCGAGCTGGTGGCCCGTGGCCGAGCTGGGGACCCCGGCATGGCTTACTTTGAGTGGGGCATCCCCGACGAGCTGGACGTGGCCGACCTGGAGGCCGTGGCCGCCCACCACCCGGCCGTGGGCCACACCATGACGTTGGAATCCATGCGCCGACTGGCCACCCTGCTGCCCGACCCGTCCGAGTTTGCCCGGGCTGCTGGGAACCGCTGGACAGAGGTGATCGGGGGGGCCATCCCGGCCGACCAATGGGCTGACGCCCGGCACCCGGCCGATATGCCCGAGGACACCCCCGTGGCGTGGGGGGCAGCTCGGGCCGCCGACGGGTCCCATGTGGCCATCGCGGCCGCCACGGTCCTGGAGTCCGGGGAGCTGCTGGCCGAGCTGGTGGACGTGGTGCCAGCTCACGGGGCCGCCGAGGCCGTCAAGAGCTGGGCCGGGTCCAACACCCTGGCAGTCTCCCGTAACGGTGCGTCGGCCACCCTGGCCGACGAACTGGAGCTGCTGCGCGTCCAGCTCCTCTCCCTGACCACCCAGCAGGAGTCCGCCGCGTGCCAAGCATTCACCGACGGGCTGGCGGCCCGGGCCCGAAAGTTCCGGCCCCACCCGGTCCTGGATCAGTCCGTGGCCGTCACCGGCCGACGCCGCATCACCGGGGGTGGGTTTGTGTGGGCACCGACCGCTGACGGTGGCTCCACGGCCGCGCTGGAGGCCGTCACCTGGGCTGGCCACGCGCTGAGGCACCGACGCATCACGGCCCCGGCCGAGACGGTGTGGGCGTCGTGAGCGGGGACCGGCCGGTGGTGAGGTTTGAGCCCGGGACCCGCCACGTCCTGGCCTATTGCACCGGCTGCCAGCCGTGGCGGGAGCTGCGGCTGACAGCGGCCCGGGCCTACGAGGCTGCCGCATCGCACGCCGAGCTGGTCCACGGCGACACCATAGCCGCCAAAGAGCTGCGGCGACGCGCCCGAGAATCGCGCTAGGCGGCCCAGATACCACCACCGGGTCAAAGATTGTCCCCGTGAGCACGAAACGAGCCCAGCGGACCGCCCAGGCCCTCCAGGCGGCCGCCCAGGTGGCGGTGTCCCGGTCCTACGAGCCGGTGACAGCAGCCCGCTACGGCACGATGCCGGTGGTGGTGGGGCCCGCGTCCCCGTTCCACGATGACAACCACCTCCAGGCCGTGGTCTGGGCCGACCTGCTGGGGCAGGAGTTCTCCCCGATCACCCGGGCCGGGGCCATGAGTGCCCCGGCCGTGGCCCGCCACCGGCACCTGCTGGTGGGCACCGGGGCCCGGTGCCCCCTCGTCCGGCTGGCCGCCGACGGCACCCGGCTGCCGACCCCCCGGTGGGCCACACGCACCGACGGGGAGCTGTCCCCGTACCACCGCATGCTGTGGACCCTGGACGATTGCGTGTTTCACGGGTGGTCGGTGTGGCTCGCTGACCGGCTGGACGACAACACCCTGGACACGGCGACGCGCATCGCACCGGACCGTTGGGAGACCGACCCGGCCGGGCGCATCCTCGTGGACGGGGAGCTGGTGAGCGCCGAGCAGCTCATCCTCATTCCCGGCCCGCACGAGGGCATCCTCAACTTTGGGGCGGCCGCGCTGCGGCGCATCCTGGACAACCTGGACAGCGCGGCCAAGGCCGCCCGGAACCCGTCGGCCTACCTGGAACTGCACTACACCGGCGACACGCCCATGAGTGCCGAGGACCGGGCCGCCATCATCCAGGGCTGGGTGGACGCCCGACGCGGCCAAAACGGTGGCGTCGCGTGGACCAACAAGTGGCTGGAGGTGAAAGAGCACGGCTCCCACGAGGCGCACCTGCTGATCGAGGGCCGGAACGCCGACGCGGTGGACGCGGCCCGCATGATGAGCAACCCCGCATCCATGGCCGACGCCAGCTCGGGGGACTCCCTGACCTACGAGAACAAAGAAGGTCGCCAAGGCCAGCTCCTGGACTACGGGGTGAGCCTCTACCTGGACTCCATCGCGGCCCGGCTGTCCATGGACGACGTGGTGCCCGAGACCGAGCGCATGGCGTTCGACACGTCGGCCGTCCGTGCCATCACCGAACCCTCCACCGGCCCGAGCTACGAGGACTGACCCGCATGAGCAACCGATCCCTGACAGCCGCCCGGGTGGCCACCGCCACCATGGCCACCCCTTCCGCCGAGCTGACGGCCGCCGACGCGGCCACCCGGCTCCTGGAGGGCTACGCCGTGACCTACCACGAGCTGGGCCACACCAGCGCCGGGCCGCTGCGCGTGCGACCGGGGGCCATCCGGCTCCCGGCCGACCTGCGCCGCGTCAAGCTCGTGGACGAGCACCAGAACCCCCCCAGGTCCGTGGGCTACATGCTCACGGCCGAGTCCGACGACGTGGGGCTGCGCGCCAGCTTCCGTGTCGCGGGCACCACGTCGGGGGACCTCGTGCTGGCCGACTACGTGGAGGGGGCCCGCGACGCCCTGTCCGTGGAGCTGGCCGACCTAGAGGTGGACGCCCAGGGCTATGTCACCTCTGCGCTCCTGACTGCCGTGGCAGCCGTCACGGTGCCAGCGTTCCCCAGCTCCCGGGTGGACCGCGTGGCCGCATCACACACCGACCCCAGCACCACCCACACGGAAGGAACCACCCACATGCTCACTGACGAGCAGCGCACCCGTCTGGAGGCCCTGCGGGCCCAGGACACGCTCACCCAGGCCGAGGCCGTCGAAATGGCCGAGCTGGCCGCGCTGGAGGCCGCCGTGGAGGAAGCCCCCACACCGGAGGAAGCCGCCCAGGCCCCCGAGCCGAGCGAGGCCCAGGCCAGCCGACGGGTCACCGTCCGAGCTGGCGCGGCCCGTGTCCCGGCCGGTGTCCCCGGCACCCGGACCATGACGGCCACCCGGCCCGTGTCCGAGCTGGCGGCCGCCATGGCCCGCGTGCTCACCGGCCAGTCCCGGCCCGAGCTGGAGGCCGCGCTGGCCAACATCACCAACACGGCCAACATCTGGGCCACCCAGGACGCCTACGCCGGGGAGCTGTGGTCCGGGGTCCAGTACGAACGCCGCTATGTCGGGCTCATGTCCCAGCAGCAGCTCACCAGCTACAAGGTGAGCGGCTGGCGCTGGGTGGTCCGGCCCCAGGTGGACGACTACGCCGGGGACAAGGCCCCGGTCCCGTCCAACTCCCCGACCACCGAGGCCGTGGACGTGACGGCCGCCCGGCTGGCCGGTGCCCACGACATTGACCGCGCTCACGTGGACTTCGGTAACACCGAGTTCATCGCCAGCTACTACCGGGCCATGACCGAGAGCTACGCCGTCAAGAGCGACCGAAAGGCCCGCGCGGCCATCCTGGCCAACGGCGCGGCCAACGTGTCGGCCACCGTCGGCACCTCCCTGTGGGACGCGCTGCTGATCGCCCGGCTGGCGCTCACGGACTACGAGGACGACGACTTCATGGCCGGTGAGCCGGACTACTACCTCGTCAACTCCTCCGACCTGCGCGGGGTCGTGCTGGGCACCACCAACGCCGACACCCCGGCGTTCCTGGGTGACCTGGGGATCACGATCGACAAGCTCCGGCCGTCCGGCGCGGTCCCGGCCGGGGCCGTCATCGCCGGGGTCCGGAACGCGGCCACGTTCTACGAGCTCGGAGAGGCCCCCATCCGCGTGGAGGCCATCAACGTGGCCAACGGTGGCGTGGACGGCGGCGTGTTCGGCTACTGGGCCTCGCTGCGCCACCACGTCAAGGGCACGGTCCGGGTCAACTTCGCATGAGCGAGCTGACCGGGCTCCCCGGGGAGGGCCCTGCGACCCTCCCCGGGGTCCGGCGTTACCTGCGGTACAAGGCCGGGGACACCCAGGACGACACCGAGCTGGAGACCATCGTGGCCGCCACCAACGCCATGGTGCGCACGTTCCCGGTGTGCGCCGCGTCGGTGGGGGCTGACAGCTTCACCGCCGACGTGGTACGGGGGGCCGACATGCTGGCCGGGCGGTTGTTCCGTCGCCGGGAGTCCCCGGCCGGTGTGGCCGCGTTCGGTGAGCTGGGCCCGGTCTACGTGATGCGCAACGATCCGGACGTGGCCATGCTGCTGCGGCTGGGGTCGTGGTCACTCCCCGAGGTGGGCTAGGTGTTCACCATGGAACCAGTCCACGAGCTGGTGGAGCTGCTGGAGGCCGCCGAGCTGCGCGCCACCATGGACCCTGCCGAGCTGGTGCCCCCCGGGGTGGTGGCCCAGGTGCTGAGCTTCCAAACCGTCACCATGACGTCATGGCTCATCACCACCCAGCTCCTGCTGGTGGTCCCCAACTCCGACCACGACCGCGCCACCACCGAGCTGGTGGAGCTGGCCAACGCCGTCCTGGAGGTGGTGGACCCTGACGGGCCCATCACCTCCCGGCCGGTGCTCCTGCCCAACGATCCCGTGCCCCTCCCGGGCCTCGTCATCCCCGTCAACCTCACCACCTAGGAAGGGCCACCACCATGACAATCAAGAGCTACAAGATGGGCCCGGGCTCGCTCCAGCTCGGGGCCGGGGGCACGCTCCTGGCCGTGGCCCCCCAGGTCCGGGCATTCACCGTCAAGGCCGCCGAGCGGCTGACCCGCACCGACCCGGTGCCGGTGCTGTCCGGGGAGGAGCTGGCAGCAGAGGAAGACGTGGACTACGACTGGACGGTAACCGGCACGTTCATCCAGGACATTGAGGCCAACGGGGTCCTGGACTGGTCCTGGACCAACAAGGGCACCCCCCAGGCATTCACGTTCATCCCCAACACGGCCAAGGCCCGAAAGGTCACCGGCACGCTCGTGCCGATCCCGCTGGACGTGGGTGGCGACGTGGACCTGACCAAACGGCCCGAGGTGAGCTTCACGTGGAGGCTCACCGCCGACCCCGTGATGGGTGCCGTCTAGCTAGCACCAGCGAACAAAAACACCAGCTGGCCGGCCGTCTCGAGCGGCCCCCCGATTAACCACAGCGAACAAACAACCACCACCTGGAGGACAGCATGAGCACCAACACGGGCCACACGGTCTACGACACCACCCTGGAGCGGTTCGTGACGGGCATCCACCCCACGGCCGCCAAGGCCAAGGAAGCGGCCGGGGAGGCCCCCGAGGGCCACACCTACGAGGCCCGCCACATCACCGAGGCCAACCCCACCGG